AACAAAGAAGTTCAATCAGAAGGTTGGTCTTTTAATACTGAAATAGATGTCACTCTTACAAGAGATGGATCTAATCATGTAGCCCTTTCTACCGATGTTTTAAGGGTTGATCCTAATATTCATCAACACACTACTATTGATGCGATACAACGTGGTCTGAAGTTATATGACAGGTTAAATAATAAGTATGAGTTTGATGAAGATCTTATTTGTACTGTGGTCTATTTCAGAACCTTTGATGAGATACCAGAACCTGCCAGAAGATATATAACAATCAAAGCTGCTCGTATCTTTGTTGATAGATTAGTTAGTGATGATGGATTAAGAACTTACACACAACAAGACGAGACAAGAGCTAGAGCTATACTGATGGAAACAGACTTGGCTAATGGAGATCATAACGTCCTTAGAGGAGATCCTTCATTAACAAGTGTCTTTGATACCTACTCACCTTCCAGAGCTTTAATTAGATAACAATGGGTTTAATTTCCAAGTCTATACCTACTTTGTTAAGAGGTATATCACAAGCTTCAGATGCTACCAAACAACCTGATCATGCTGATATACAAGACAATGCTGATAGTAACCCTGTCCTTGGTCTTACAAAGAGGTCTGGTCTTGAATATGTAGCTAATATTTCTAATACAACATTAGGTAATGTTCATGTACAAACTATCAATAGAGATGTAAATCAAAGATTTATTTCTGTATTCAGTAATGGCAATGTAAGAGTTTTTGAATTAGATGGAACGGAAAGAACAGTACAAAAACCTGATGGTACGACATACCTAAATACAACAACTCCTAGAAGTGATATAAAAACTGTTACGGTTGCAGATTTCACCTTTGTTGTTAATAAGACTGTTACTACTGCAATGAATAGCAGTGACTTATCACCAGGTAATATCACACAGGCAGTAATATTTGTTAGTCAGGTATCAGATAAGACCACATACTCAGTCACAGTTGATGGGGTGACAGTCTCTGACAGTACAGCTTCTGACTCTACTCTCAGCACTACACAGGTAGCTACAGATTTAAGAACAGGTCTTGCTGCTGGTTTAACAGGTTTTACTTTGCAACAAAATGGTCCTGTTGTTCATATAAAAAAAACAGATGGATCTAACTTTTCTATAGATGGTAATGACACACAGGGTAATCAGGATCTTGTAGTAGTAAAAGATAGTATCCAGAGGTTCTCTGATCTTCCAACTGTCTCTCCTCATGGTTATGTAGTAGAGGTAAAAGGAGATGACACCACAGACTTTGATAATTATTACGTTAGGTTTGTTGCTAATAACAGCACAGTAGATGGCACGTTAGAAGAAGGGCAGTGGGAGGAATGTGCTGAAAGTGGTATTGAATTTAAGTTTGATTACGACACAATGCCACATATTCTTATAAGACAAAGTGATGGTGATTTTAGATTTGCAAGAGTTGATGGTGATACTTATACAGACTTAAATACTGCTGGAACTTATAGCCAATCAGGTACAACAGTAACCGTAACCTCTGCTAATCATGGATTATCCAGTAGTGATTCAGTACAATTTGACTTCACCTCTGGCAATGCTGTTGATGGTACTTTTACTATTACAGTTACAAATGCAAATACGTTTACATTTACAGCAGCAGGTTCTCTAACTACAAGTGGTAATGTAGCTTTTGGTAAAGTTAATAATTCTACCTTGCCTAAATGGGGAGAAAGAACTGTAGGTGATCTTGTATCAAATCCAAACCCTTCTTTTATTGGTAAGAAGATTAATAATATATTTTTCTATAGAAGTAGATTAGGAGTATTAGCTGACGACAACGTAATACTTACAACGGTATCTGAGTTCTTTCAGTTCTTTAGAGAGACAGTCTTAACTGTTGTTGATAGTGATCCTATAGACGTAGCAGCTTCACATACAAAAGTATCTATCTTAAAACATGCTGTACCAATGGCAGAACAGTTGATACTATTTTCTGATCAAACACAGTTTGTTCTTACCTCGTCATCTGTTCTTACTCTCACTCCTAAGACAGCAACAGTTGTTGTTGCAACAGAGTTTGAAAGTAGCGATGCTGCTTCTCCTGTAAGTTCTGGTAATAGTATTTATTATTTAACTGATAAAGGTGAGTTTGCTGGTGTAAGAGAATATGTAACACAAGAAGATTTAACGATAAGAGATGCAGCTAATATCACTGTTCATGTTCCTAGATTAATACCAGTAAATATATTTAAGTTGGCAGTCTCAACTAGTGAAGATGTTCTTGTTCTATTAGGTACTGATAATCCAAATAAGTTATATATCAATAGATGGTTATTTGGTAATCAATCACAGAAAATTCTTAACTCATGGTCTACTTATACGATAGATAGTAATAGAACAATACTGAATGTAGATTTTATTGGTACTGATTTATTTGTAGTTGTACAAGAAGCTAATGGTACAAGTATAGAGAAGATACCATTTGAAGCAGATTCTAAAGAAGCTAATGCTACATTTAAGTTTTGTTTAGATCATAAGGTTACAGAAGCTTCTACTGGTGTATCAGTAGCTTATAACGCTTCTACTGATGTCACTACCTTTACTGTTCCTTATAGATTAAGAGGAAGTATGAATGTAGTTGGTAGATATTTAGCCAGTGGAGAGACAAGCACCTTTGTTGATACACAGGGTAATACCAAAACACTGAAACCAGGAGAGCTTGTAGCAACAACAAACTCTACTGATGGTTCGACAGCTACTATTACTGCTAATGGAGATTATCGAAATAGTAAATTTATTATTGGTGAACCATACGAAATGCACTATAGATTCAGTCAGAGAAGACTGATGCAATCAGCACAAGGTAGAGATGAGATACTGAGTGGCAGATTACAGCTACATCATTTTTACATTAAGTTTGAAGATACTGGATTCTTTAAAGTAGAAGTCACACCAGAGAATAGAAATACATCTACCCATAAATTTACTGGTCGTTTTCTTGGTTCTACTTCCTCTACCTTGGGAAATATTAATTTAGAGTCAGGTACATTTAAAGTGCCAATAATGAGTAGAGCAGATAGAGTAGATATAGATGTAAAGAATGACACATTCTTACCAACACAACTAGCCAGTGCTGAATATGAAGCTATGTTTCATATGAGGTCAAGACGTATCTAATGGCATATTTAAGAAAATCAAATATAAAAGATCTTAATCATGTATGTGAACACATGAGAGAAATAGATCGTATTGAAGCTGTATATCAAACAGGACAAGAACCAGCCGATGCTTTACGTCTAACGTATTTAGCTGGTGAACAAGTCTTAACAATAGCTGGTGATAATGATCAACCTATGGGGTTATGTGGTGTTTGTATTGATGGTTGTATATGGATGATTGCTACTGATGAGTTATTTGATAACAAAAGAGATAGATTACACTTGATAAGAAAAGGTCGAGAATGGGTTGATAACCTGTTGAAATCTTACAAAGTCTTATATAATTTTGTATATGCAGAAAATCATTCTGCGATCAAATGGTTAAAAGCATTGGGATTTACTTTTGTAAATTATTATGAAAAGTATGGAGAACAAGAAAAACCATTCTACGAATTTCTGAGGATTGCTTAGATGGCATTACCTGCTGCTGCTGCACCATATTTCGCTGCAAGTTTAGGGCTTAATTTATTAGGTGGCCTTTCACAGAGAAGGGCTGCACAGGAAAGAGCGAGACAAACATATCTAGCAGCTTTGCGGGCAAACCAATCAGCAGAAGAATCTTTTGGTCGTCAACAATCAGCTTTAGGTGCTAGATTAAGAGAAGAACAAGCTACAGCAGCACAAAGCAGATTAGCTAAAACAATACAGGGCTTACAAGCAAGAGGAGCTTTAAAAGCAACAGGGAGAGCAGGTCTTACAGCAAGTTTATTATTAGCAGATCAGGAAAGACAGGCAGCTAATGCTAGAGAATCTATAAATCAAACTTTAGAATCATTTACAAGACAATATAGAAGGAATACTCAACGTCTTGTCGCTGATAGAGATAACAGACGTAATCAGTTACAAAGTCAGGTAAATCAGGCATATAATCAGATACCAAGCTTAAGTTCTATTATTCTTGGTACAGCCACTGAAGGACTTAGCTCTTTTATCTCACTAGCTGACTTTTAATTAGTTATGACTAACAGTTTTCAAAGCACCGCCTTTCAACCTCAAGCAAGTCCTGTAGATACTTTTGTACAACCTGTATCTGTACAACCTAAAAGTGGTGCTGAAGAACTTGCTAATATACTAGCTTCTGTAAATCCTGTTTTACAAAAGTTTATTAGTGAAAAGGTAGAGAATGAAAATGAAAAAGAAAGAAGAAGAGCAACAAAAGATAGAATCCAACTGGAACTTGATGGGGGTGAAGTAGCTAAAACTTCTAATAAAATCAGAAAAACAGAAGGTAATGATACTGCAAGAAAAGTTATTGGTGGCAGTAGGGCTTATAGAAAACAATATGAAAAGGTTGGAGTACAATTAGAAGCTTTAAAACTTGGCAATAGATTAGAAAATGATTTTGATACTTTTAAAGTTGATACAGGAAAAGTAGATTCAAATGGTCAACCGATTACAAAATTTTTAAGAGAATTTGAAAGCGATTCACCAGAAGTTTTAAATTGGAGAAGTGATAAGTTAAACGGTGCAATCCAAGCCTTAGAAGATAGAGGTGTTGATCCTGACGCTATAGATGAATTTTTTATTCCAACCATACAAAAACAACTATTTGAAATTGATGATTACGCTACAGAGCAGAATCAAGAATTTAAATACTTCCAACTACAAAGTGAAATACCTTCTTTAATGGACGAAGTCTCACAGCTTGTTGGTAAAGGTAAAGATGAACAAGCAGGTATTGTATTAACTGAATTTTTAAACAACCTTTATAACGCAGGTATAACTGGTGATGATGCTAATAAAACATACACAATGATAGTAAAAGCTGCTTTTGATAAATCTCTATTACTTGTAGACCCAAAAGATGATTTAAAGTTAGCAATAGCAGATACTTTTGCAGATCGTATATTAAAAGCTGTTCCTTACGGTAATAGCGATTTAAGAAGCCATTCAAGTTATTTAGATGAAGCAGCAAATTTTCACTTGAAATACGACCAAGTAGTTTTAGCTAAATTACAAAACCCAGAA